GTCCCAGTCTATAGCTCCACTTACTGCATCTATTCAGGCGTTATCTAATGGCTGGTACCGCTGCGTCGTATCTGCAACTACAGCTGCTTCTCCAGTCGCAAGTACATTGGTTCTTCAACTAAATAACGGTGTCTCTGCAAGTTACACCGGAGACGGTACCAGCGGCTTGTTTCTCTGGGGAGCCCAACTAGAAGCCGGAGCCTTCCCCACCAGCTACATCCCCACCACCACCGCCACGGCCACCCGCAGTGCTGACGTGGCCAGCATCACGGGGGCGAACTTCAGTAGCTGGTATCGACAGGATGAGGGGAGCTTTTTCTGCTCTACGTTTGCTCCTAAAGGCACCGTTGTGTACGGAACTGGCGATACTTTTGATAACACTCAATACATTAACGTTGGCTCAAGTAGCAATGTAAGTATAAGATCAGGCGGGGCGATAACCGCTGCACTTACGGCACCAGTCTCTACAACTGCACTGACAAATATAGCGCACGGATATGTCGCAGATAACTTTGCTGCCGTATCTAATGGTGGGGCTATTTCTACGGATATGAGCGGAGCTGTACCGTTGACGCAGGTACGCCTAACGCTTGGATCGAGCGCATGGAATACAACCGGAAGTAACAGCCTCAACGGCATCATCCGCCGCCTCACCTACTGGCCTTCCCGCCTTCCCAACACCACCCTCCAGGAGATCACCCAATGACGACTTATCTCCGCTTCCCCGATGAAGCCACCGGCATGGTTGCCCTATATGATGCTGGCCTTTTAGACAGTTACACTAGTGAGGTGATCACCGCTAGTCACACCCATGCCCTTGATGTGATCGGCACCATCTCCCGTGGTGGTGAATGGGACGAAGAGGGTAATGTGATCACCCCGCCTGAAGTGCTCGATGGCTGGCACGTCAACTATGTCGGTGAGGTGCCTGAGGGTTGGGAACAGTATGCGGTGACCCCTGAGCAGCCGGTTAGAGTCTGGCTATGAGCGTTCAACCCGGCCAGCACAATATCGCCATCCAGCGTCGGGCTGATTATGACCTGTCGCTGCAGTTCAAAGATTCCAACAATGCCAATATCAACCTGACCGGATGGACTGCTTACGCGCAAGTGTGGAATGAAGGCCGCACTACCAAATATGCTGACTTTGCTGTTACCTACACCAACCGCTCTGCTGGGCAAATCAGCATTGCATTGACCGATACGCAGACTGCAGGCTTTCCCAATGAAGCCTATTACGATGTTTTGCTGGAAGACTCCAGCGGCTTGCGCAACTATTACCTAGAAGGCATCGTATTCGTCTCGGAGGGCTACACAGCACCATGACATCCGTAATCGTCAACGAGGCTACTAACACAGTCACTGTTACCACGCCAGGCCCTGCAGGCCCATCTGGCGCGGCTGCTGTAATGGTGCGCGGCCAAGCCAGCAAGATGGACAGCGGCACCATTGACATAGTTACGCAGGGCGTATATGTCACCACCGGATTAACTGCAACGCTTGACGCCAGTACTGTCAACGGCATGACGCTTGGCACAACACATGCCTTTGCATTGAAGAACACCAGCGGCGCCACCAAGCTGATGCAGATCTACGGCAGCATCGACGCCAAGACCGCCACCGGCAACAACAAAGTGCTCGGCATCAAGCTGGCCAAGAACGGCACCGCCATAGATCAAACCGAGTGCCGCGCCTTTACTGGCTCCGGCGCGGAAGAAGCCAAGTTGGTCACCAACTGGATGATCAGCATGGCCGCTAATGACGAAGTGGCGCTGTTCATCGCCAACCACAGCGGCACCGAAAACATCAGCTTCGGCCGCGGTCGCCTCGTCGCCACCGAGGTGTTTGCATGACACTAGCCAGCCCTCTACGCAAGGTTGCCAGCAAGTTGATGGCTCGTTTTGGCGGCACTATCACATTGCGCAGTGTGACGATTGGAGTCTACAACGCAACTACTGGCACCATTAGTGAGACAGTCGTAGACACAACCGTTCGGGGCGTGTTGGAGGATGTGAATCTGCGCGAGGTGAACGAACTGGTGCAAGCTGGCGACAAACGGCTGACCATTGCGGCTGCAGACATTGCGGCGGCGCCTAAGACTGCTGATCGTGTGGTCATTAGCAACATCACGCATCAGATCATCCGCGTCCAGACGATCGAGCAGGACAACACCGCGATCACCTACGAGCTTATCCTGAGAGCATGAGCAACCTGCCCGTCAATCAAATCGGTAACTACATGGGCAACCAGCTTGAGAAGCTGTTGCGCGTAACGGTGCTGGAGACTGACGCAAGGCTTAAGCAGCAAAGCCCGGTCGATACTGGACGGTTCCGCGTTAGCTGGCAGATTGGCCAGAATGCAGCCGATGGCACGCCTGCGCCTGAGGGTAGCTACGGAGCTGGCATCACACCGCCCAGAGGCAGCAACTACCAGCCAGGCCAGGAGAAGCTAGGTAACTACTACAGCGTCCACAACAACCTGCCGTATGCCGAGCCGCTGGCAGTGCAAGGTACAAGCAAGCAAGCGCCGGCAGGATGGGTAGACCGCACAGCTCGTGAGATGCAGAACTTTGTCAATACGAACTGGGAGCGCATCAGGAGGCAAGGCTGATGGCTGCTGCGAACCTCAACACCGTCCGCGCCACCATCGAGGCACGGCTTGCCACTGAGCTGGCGGCATCACCCGCCATCCCTGTGGTGTTTCACAACCAACCCTATGTGCCAACACCTAACAGCTCATGGGTACAATGCCTAGTCAGCTTTGGCGCCAACGAATACCTGACCCTAGGTGGCACCACAGGCAGCAGCAACAGCATCATCGGTGTAATCGCCATCAATATCTTCTCACCGCTTGGCGTTGGACCTGGCGCTAACCTAACAATCGGAAAGCGTATTCGAGACCTTTACAATAGGGTGGTGGTATCAGGTGTTCACTTTGATCCACCAATCGGACCCGAGGTAGTGGCTTCGCCAGCGCCAGAGGGTTTCTTTCAAACTCAGGTCAGACTGACCTTTGAAACCTTCGAGGATCTGTAACCATGGCTTTTTACCGAGGGCAGCAAGGCAGCGTCAAATTTGACGATGCTGGCGCTACCGGCGTCACCATTACCAGCACCCGGTCGTGGTCGCTGACCGTTGAGAAGGAATCGCTCGACACCACCGCATTGGGCGCCACCTATCGGGCAAACGTCGGCGGTCTGATCAGTGGTAGCGGCACTGTTGAAGTGCTGTACACCGCCAGCAGCTCTGACGAGACCAACGTGTTCATCGAGCACGTCAACACCGCAACCGATGAGGGGCTTGCGTTGTTTGAGCTGTTCCTGGACACCACCGGCACCAAAAAGATCAGCTTTGACGGTGTGATTACCTCGGCTGAATACTCGGCTACCGTGGGTGAAATCGAAGTCATTACCATGAACTTCGTCACCAACGGCGCCATTACCCTGGACATCTGATCATGGCTTTTTATCGCGGGCAACAGGGCACTGTCTTCTTTGACAAAGCTGGCAGCGGCGGTTTGTCCGAGATCGCTGCAGTGCGGTCCTGGAGCATGACCGTTGAGAAGGAGTCACTGGACGTGACATCCCAGGGCGCCACTTACCGCGCCAACGTGGGCGGCCTGATTAGCGGCTCGGGCACCATCGAGGTGATGTATGACGCGCCTGGCGCTGGTGACAAACTTGATCTGATCAAGGATGTCAATCAGGCTACCGATGAAGCTGATGCAGCCGTTGAGCTGTACCTTGACGAAACTGGTGGCAAGAAGATCACCGGCACCATTGTAGTGACTAGCACCGAGTATTCGGCTACTGTTGGCGAGATCGAAATTGTTACCATCAGTTTCGTGTCTAGCGGTACTCTCACTCTGTCTATCTGATGCCTGCATCACAACGCCCCGTTGATCTGCTCACCGGGGCTTTTGATCTTAACCAGCGCCGTAAATTCAGCATCAAGAACGATGCTGGGGCAGTGGTGCTGGATTTGTACTTTAAGCCGATCACTCGCGCTGACCGTAAGCGTGCAACAATGTTGGCGGGTTCAGACGAGGCGCTTGAGATCAGCACGCAGATGCTTTGTCAAATGGCAGAGCTTGAGGATGGCACCAAAGCCTTTGCTGCTGCTGATGCCGCCAAACTGCAACGCGAGCTGCCTGAGCGCGTGCTGAACGAGCTTGAGCTGTTCCTGTTCGGTCTTGGCGATGATTCCGGGCTTGAGGAAGCAAAAAAAGGCTAGGCCAGGATAGCTGGCTCTTTTTTGAGTTCTTCCTGGCCACTGAACTTGGCATGACGGTCAGCCGGCTGCGAACTGAGCTGACCGATGCTGAGTTCACCCATTTTGCAGCGTTCTACGAAATCAAAGGCGAGCGCGAGAAAGAAGCAATGGACAAAGCCCGTCGCCGGTAAACTGGTGCTATGGCAGTCTCCAACGTTGAGCTAAGGGTTGACTCGCGGCAGGCGGTCAATGCACTGCGCGATGTCAACCGTGCATCGGCTCAGACTGAGTCCAGCATTGGCAAACTGCAAAGCACGATCGGCAAATTAGCCGGATCATTTGCTGCTATTCAAGCTGCCCGGTTTGTATTTGTCAAAACCGCTGAAATTGAAAGTCAGACGCGCAGCCTTCAAGTTTTAACTGGCAGTGTTCAGCAGACAAAGCAGATCATTCAAGAGCTGCAGCAATTAGGTGCTGTCACTCCATTTACAAGCAGTGAGCTGATTGATTCAGCGAAACGCCTGCAGGCTTTTGGTGTTGAAAGCAGCAAGGTTGTTGAAGTTACCAGGCAGTTAGCCGATGCGTCTGGCGCTACTGGCGCTGAACTTCAGGGCCTCGTTACTGCTTACGGGCAGGTTATAGCCAAGGGCAGGCTGCAGGGTGAGGAGCTTCTGCAATTCCAAGAGCGCGGCGTGGGACTGCAGCAAGAGCTGCAAAAAATGTATCGCCTCAGCGGCGAAGAGCTGCAGGATGCTTTAAGCAAAGGGCGCATCAGCGCAGAGGCAGTAGAGATTGCATTCCAGCGCTTGACCAGCACTGGTGGCAAATATGCCAATGGCGCAATCGCGCAAAGCGATACATTAAACGGGAGGTTGTCAACCTTACAGGATGGAGTTGAGGCTTTAGCTCGTCGAATTGGGCAAGCATTAACGCCTGCACTTAAGGCAATTTTCAATCAAGCTATTGCTGTTGTTGACGCAATCAATGCTGCATTAGCGGCAGGTCGTGGTGGTGGTTTTACGCGAAGCGTTGCGGGGGCGCGTCAGTTTCTCAATATTGGCGCAACTTCTCAGGCAATTGACAATATTGCAAAAGGAGTTTCCCAAGTTGGGGCTCAAAAAAACAAAACCGGAATCCAGCAAAACCTGCAGGCGCTGCAGCAGTATCAACGTCTTCTGCAAAGTGTTGGGCCAGACGATCCAAATGCAAGTCGCGCTGTTCAGCTGCAAGGCGTAATTTTTGACAAAATTCAGCAAAACGTAGCGGCACAAAAACAGCTAAATCAGCAAACATTTAAGAGCGCAAATCTTTTTAAGATCCCGGAGCTGCTGGGTGGAACTGGTGGTAAAGGCGGCAAAAAGGGCAAGTCAGATGTAGAGCGCGAAGCTGAGCGTGCAGCCAAGGCAGCCGCAGAAGAGCAGAAACGTGTTGCTGAACTTTTACGCGACCGCATGTTTGAGGCTGAAGTCCTCAAGACCAAATCAGAGCTACAAGATAAAATTACTGCCGCCGAGATTTCGGGCGACGCAATGCTTGTTGCTCGCTTAAAGGGCACCGAGCGCGAGATTGAAATTCAAGCGCGTTACGCGCAAGAGCTAGCCAAAGAGACGGATGCACGGGCGCAGCAAGCGATGATTTACAAGGGGCAAGTCGAGCTTGTCGCCAATCAGCGTGATGTACAGCGCGAATTAAATGAGCTGCAGCGCAAAGCTGATCAAGACAATTTCAACGCGTTACAAAAACACATCGAACAGCAATATCAACTAAATATCGGTGTTCAGCAGCAGCTGTCTTTTGCGGAAAGTTTGGCTGGCACCCTTGGGCAAAGCATGACCTCCGCGTTTGATGCGCTAATCACTGGTGCGGATAACTGGGGAGAGAGTTTGAAACAGATTGCCTCTGGGGCTCTTGTTGACATTGCCAAACAGTTGGTAAGAATTTTCATTATTGAACAGGCGATTCAAGGCATCAAAAATTTCCTGACTCCATTTAGCGGCTCAACACCGCTTGGCGCAGGTGGCGGCACAATTGGACGGTTTGGAACTTTTGGGCCTAACTACGGCATCCCACAGCGTGCCATGGGCGGCAGCGTCCGAGCAGGTCAGCCTTACCTCGTTGGCGAACGTGGCCCTGAGTTGTTCATGCCAGGTCGCAGCGGTGGCATCGCACCTACAGGCAGCTTCGGTGGCGGCGCCAACATCGTCGTCAACGTCGATGCAGCAGGCACGAACGTTCAAGGCAACGATCAATCTGGCAGGCAGCTAGGCGCTGTTATTGGTGCTGCAGTGCAGGCAGAATTGATCAAGCAGAAGCGCCCAGGAGGCTTACTCGCATAATGGCTACCTTTCCTGCGATCACACCGGCTTACGGGGCACAGAAGACCAGCAGGCCGCGTATTCGTGTGGCTCAGTTTGGAGATGGATATGAGCAGCGCACCAGCTTTGGCATCAATCAAAATCCAAAAGAATGGTCGTTGACGTGGAATAACATCACGGAAGCAAACGCCGACACGATTGAGGCATTCTTAGATGCACGCGCAGCTGATGGTGCATCCTTTGACTGGACACCACCGGCGGAATCTACGTCATACAAATGGGTTTGCACTGAATGGGATAAGCAGATCAACTACACAGGACGCGCAACGATTACCGCTACCTTCCGCCAGGTGTACGAAGCATGACGGTCCCGCAGTCAATCCAAGAGCAGCTACAGCTACTCAACCCATCAGCAATTATTGAGCTGTTTCAGCTGGAGCTTACTGAGCTGGTCAACGGCATTGATCTGACGCTTTACTACCACGCAGGTAAAAACGAGCTGGTAGGCGACATTGTTTTCGCAAGTACAACTTATAGCGCTGCACCGATTGAAGTAGACGGTTTTGAGCTGACTTCAAAGGGTACGTTGCCGCGTCCCACAATGCGCGTCTCAAATATCTCTGGCGCAATCACACAAATTCTCCTGCTGTACAACGTCCTCAACGCCAAGTTAACGCGGATTCGTACCTGCAAAAAATTCCTTGATGCGGTCAACTTCACCAGCGGCACTAACCCGACCGCAGACCCAACTGCCAAATTTACCGACGAAGTTTGGTATGTGGATCGAATCAGCAGCGAAAATCCATCTCTGGTCGAACTGGAACTGACCAGCAAACTAGACCTGATCAACCTTGCCCTGCCCCGCCGTCAGGTGTTGGAGCATTGCCCATGGAAATATCGCGGCGCTGAATGCGGGTATACCGGCAGCGTGTATTTCGACATCAACGACAACCCTGTGACCAACTCAGCTCAGGATGTATGCGGCAAGCGGTACAACAGCTGCGCCAAGCGATTTACCAGCGGCAATTTGCCGTTTGGAGGCTTCCCTGGTGCTCGACTTCAGATCTGAGGCGCGCGAGCACGCTATCGCGGTTCACCCCCAAGAATCCTGCGGTCTGCTGGTGCGTGTCCATGCTGGCGAGGTGTACTGCCCATGCCGCAATGTCTGCGAAAACCCGGAAGAGCATTTCATCATCCATCCGCAGGACTACCTTCGTGT